AGAATGAAAATAGTGAGTTAGCTATTGGGCTATCTAGCAGCGACCCGTATCCTCTTTATATGCAGGGCCGGACAAGCGGCAACGCATCAAGGAACATTTCGTTGCAACCGCTGGGCGGCAATCTGCTGGTGGGCAAGACTGGCACAAGCAATCAGGCAGATGGTTTTGCCTTAATCCCTAATGGTGCAAGCAACGTCGTCAGAGACGGTGGCGCTGTGATGCAGTTTAATCGCAAGACCAGCGACGGGGACATTTTGCAGCTTTTGAAGGGCAGCACTGAGGTTGGTGTTTTAGGCAGCTATGGCAATGACCTTTATCTGGGAACGGAGGACACCGGGCTAACCTTCAACAATGCCTCCGACTTGATTGCGCCAGTAAATCCGTCAACCGGCGCGACGAGGGACGACGCGATTGACTTGGGGGCGACAAATGCCCGCTTCGACGACATCTACGCCACCAACGGCACCATCCAGACATCCGACGCAAACGAAAAGCAGGACATTGAAGCCCTGTCAGACGCAGAGCAGCGTGTGGCTGTGGCGGCTAAGGGTCTGCTTCGCAAGTACCGCTGGAAATCATCTGTCGCTGAAAAGGGTGACGAAGCCCGCATCCACTTCGGCATCATAGCGCAAGACCTGAAAGCTGCATTTGAGGCAGAGGGTCTGGACGCTGGCCGTTACGCAATGTTCATCAACAGCGAATGGACAGACGAAGAGACAGGTGAGCAGCGCAGCCGAATGGGTGTGCGGTACAATCAACTTTTGGCATTTATCATCGCCGCCATTTGACACGCAGGAGCATAAACCAATGGCAAACACCTACACTTGGAATTTCACATTCGACGTCTGCAACGCGCCTGAAAACGGCCACGACGACTGCATCAAGACTATCCACTGGCGCGTCACTGCCGTCAGCGACTCCGAGACAAACGCAGAGGGCCAGCCGCTGTCCGTGTCAGCCTACGGCACCGCTGGCATTGACACGCCGGAAGCTGATGACCCTGATTACGTAGCGTTCAATGACATCACGAAAGATTGGGCAAAGGCCAAGACGCTTGAGAGCCTCGGCAAGACCGAGGACGAGATGCAGACGCTGCTCGATGACCAGATGACCGCGCTGGCCAACCCGCCGATGCGTCAGGCCGTGCCGGCTGGCTGGTAGCTATGGAAATGTCATCAATGCTGGCTTGGAACGTGTTGCTAACGCTGGTCATCGGACCGGCGTTTTTTATTTTCCGTTCCTTGCTGGCAGAGATAAAGCGCATCGACATCCTGCTAAATCGCACGCGGGAGGACTATGCCACCCGCTCTGAGCTGAAAGAGGACATGCAACAAGTCTTACAGGCACTGCATCGTGTGGAAGACAAGCTGGACCGCGCGCTAGGTCGCCCACAGTGACGTGGAGTTGGTACATGTGTTCTTGCTGTACGTCTTTTTAGACGGCGCGCCTAAAAGCAAGGATATGTACTTCTATGATGTGGACGATTGTGTGTATTTCGCACGACGCCTTCACAAGCAATCCGCAAGCGGCAAAATCACTGCCTATTGCCTCCCTGTCAAAGTAAACCCTGACTTTACACGAGTGTACTGATGATAGATCCGATTAGCGCCTTCGCTGCGGTCAATACCGCTGCGTCTGCAATTTCGTCTGCCATCAAGGCGGGCAAGGATTTGAGCAGTCTGTCAGGGCCAATCTCAAAGTATGCACAGGCCGAAGCACAGCTAAACTTTGGCGCTTCCAAGAAGAAGAAAAGCATCTTCTCCAAGATGACTGGCGCAGAGCAAGCAGGCATTGACGAGTTTTTCCGCAAAGAGGAGTTAGACACATTACGCAACGAAATGCGTTCTGTGTTCCAGCTTTACGGCAAACCCGGTGCCTGGGAGCGCCTACAGGCAGAGATAGCCCGTCAGCGCGCCTTGCAGAAGGAAGAATTAGAGCGCAGGGCAAAGGTGCGGGAAACGATTGCTTTATTTGTTGTCGGCTTCCTGATCGTCGGCGTGGGCGGCGGGGGCTTACTATTATGGATTCTGTGGATGAAGGGCATGGTTTGAGCCATGTCTACAGCGCGGGGGCTGATAGGCGAGTTTATCACTTGCGCCGCCATCATGTCCCTGTCGCAAGGCTGGCGGGTCATTCATTGCCCACAAGATCAGATCGACATCATTGCGTTTCTTGATAACGACTTTGTGCGCGTGCAAGTCAAAGCGTCCAGCCTGCGCGCCAATCAAAGCAGCCGCAAACCGGGCTACCATTTCCAAAACGGAAGCGGATCGGCCAAGAAGAAACTGCCAGACCCGTCAAAGCAGGACATCATCGCGCACTGCTTTTTAGACGCACGCCGCGTCGTTTTCTATGCGGCGGAATCCATCAATCAATACAGCCAGCGTTATTCGCAGTCATACCCATTGCGTCCTGATCTTGAGCAAGAGAGTTGGGACAAGGCCATATCAATCATCAATGAAAGGCAGCTATGAGCAAGCTAATCCAGATGATCAAACAACATGAAGGTGTTGTGCCACACGCCTATCAGGACAGCCGTGGATACTGGACGATTGGCGTAGGGCGTTTGATTGACGAGAATTTGGGCGGTGGCCTGTCTGATGCTGAGATTGACTATCTCTTGGCCAACGACATCAAACGCTGCCGTGCGGAGGCGGAACAGTATCCGTGGTTCAACAAGATGAATGAACCGCGTCAGGCCGTCATCCTGTCGATGCTGTTTAATCTTGGCAGGCCGCGCTTCGACAAATTTCAGAACATGCAGGCTGCGCTGCTTGTGGGTGACTACATCCTCGCAAGCCACGAAATGCTCGACAGCCGCTGGGCGAATCAAGTCGGCAGGCGTGCGATTGAAATGTCAGACATGATGCAAAGCGGTGAGTGGCATGAGTAAACTTATCTTGGAGTACCGCATCGTCCCTCGCTTGATGATGCTGACAATGACTGGCGTTTACATTCGCTGCATCGAATGGGCGTTGCATCAACCAGATCTGTCAACGCAACAGAGTGCGCTGATCAGCGTTGTGACTGGCGCTATGACAGGCGCATTTGCTGTGTGGGTTGGGAGTGAAAAGTCGTGACTTGGCTTTTGCTGATGATCATTGCTGAAGTGAATGGTGAGTTGACTGTCCACATTCTGAGCGAACACCACACAATGGCGCACTGCCACGTCGCAGGCACCAGAATCCAATGGGAAGAACGGATGCCTGTGAACAAAGAAATGCTGTGCTTTGCAACAGACGTTGAGGCTCTACAATGATTCAGTTTTTAGGACCGATTGCATCGCTTGCAGGCACATGGCTTGAGAGCCGTGCTGAACAGACCAAAGCGAAGGGCGCAGTAGCTAAGGCGCGCGCCGAAGCTGAGAGCCAAGCAATGCTGACCGCAGCTACCCACGACAGCAAGTGGGAGTTGATCATGGCGCAGTCCACGCAGTCCAGCATACGCGACGAAATCGTCACAGTAATTGTGCTGATTCCCGTGGTGCTGGTGTTCGTTCCGGGCATGGAAGAAGTTGTGAAGGCGGGATTTGACCGCCTCAACGAATTACCTGAGTGGTATCAAGGTCTTGTGTACGTTACTTGTCTTGCCGGATTAGGGTTGAAGGGCGTAGACAAATTTCGCAAAAAATAGGAGAGACACAGGGAGAGACATTTTGCTGTAACCCACTGAAATCTCTATAATATAATGGCGGAGAGAGCGCCGAATAAAAATAGAGAAATCAATGGGTTATTTGGTTACTGTCTCGCCATTTGCGTCACACCGGACGCAAAGGTTCTTTTCGCATATTCACGGGCTTTTTCGCGGTAGTCAGGATGGATCTGAGCATAGTGCTGTTCAGTAATCTTGACCGTCGAATGACCAAGCGCATCGCGGATCTGTTCCATAGGAACGCCGTCCAGTGCTGCGCCAGCCGCCCATGTTGAGCGTAGATCATGGAAGCGGAAATCAACCAAATGAAGGCTCTGACACAGTGCCTTAAATTCAGGGTGGATGTTCTTCACCCGCTTGCCGTTGCGCTCAATAATGTGGCCAGTTTGTGACGTTTCAAACGCCTCTCTAAGCCACGGCTCTACCATGCCGGTGATATCACACACCCGCCTAGCTTTCCGCTTCTTGCCATCCGCAGGAGCATGAAAGTCGATCTGACCTTCCCCCCACTTGATCTGGTGCTTTTGCAGTTCCAGGATGGCCGACTTGCGTGCCGCCGTAGAGATTGCAATGCCGACAGCAAGGCGCAGATACAACGGTTGCTGGGGCAACGCCTGTAGCAACCGGGTACGTTCTTCTGTATCCAGCCACCTGATACGCGCCACCTTCTGATACCGGTTCCTCGGTATGTACGGCACACCGCGTATCATCCTTCCCCGCTCTCTGTCTGCGGCCCAATTTAGGGCTGCAATCAGCACCGCCAGTTCGCGCGCCATCGTCACCTCTGACACGTTTGCCAGCCGTTCTTGCTTCCATTCGTACACGGCATCCTCAAAGGATTCATGATCAAGCGGGTCGCAATCGCGAAGCGGCTCAAGCTGGTTGAGTATAGAGTAGTGCCGTGACATTGAGACTGCGCGTGGGGCGTAATCTCGCACAGTAAACTGGTGCAAGATTTCACCTACGTTCACATAATCGTGCGCTTGTTGAAGTCTCTTGAACGTCTCTAGGAAGGTCTTTGCAAACGCCTCATCTGACGTGCCAGTAGACGCATACTGCGGCTCTCCGTTCTCTCGCCAGTATATGTGCCAGTGCTTCCTGCCACCGCGTTTTTTAAGTTGATAGTTGTGCATGTCGTGTCTCCTTCGACAGTTGCTAATGCGTGGGCTGGTATTCTTATTTTTTTACCCACTTTGATGTGAGGCAAATCGCCTGCCTCTGTCATACGCACCACAGTGCGTGCCGACACTTTCCAGCGGTCAGCAAGCTCCTGTGGTGTGTAGAACGCCGTCATCAGGCCACCCGCCAAACTCGCGTGCCTTTGTCGAGTTGGCGCGTTGTGACTTTGAATTGGTTCCGCTTTGCATGGTAAATCACACGCTGCATCTGATTGGCATCCAGCGCCAAAACGCTATCGCCCACCTTCATTTTAGCGATGGCATTTGACTCCGTTGCGTCACCCGCCTTTTTCGGCGGGATTGGAATGTTTTTTTCTACGACCATAAATTGTCTCCTTTTGTCGTACTGATGGTCAATCCACAGGTGCCGCAGTTAGCACCGTCAAACGCCGTCACGCATTTTGGGCAAAGGCCAAGATCCAAACGCCTCTGCAACGTGCCGTCGCCAACTTCTATGTCTGGTAGCGCCCTTGTTGGTACATCGCTTCGTACAGCCGCCTGACAATCGGCATAGCCAATTCCTTCGTCTCCACGTCGCAATCGCTGATTACCCATGTCGGGTCCACTAGGTTGGACAGGTGCAATTCCACTTCCTTGTTGTTGATGACGAGAACGGCGCGCAGTTCCATGTAGTCTTTCGATGCGCGAATAACGTCTCGTTCTGCTACAGCGCCGTCCATGCCTCTCCATCCTTCCAGTAGTCATGTAGGC